ACTATAGGGGGTGTATATAATGCCCAGTAGGCTAGAACTACAGACTTTACTCGAGGAAATACTCGGGAGTCGAAATGTATATTTTCAACCCCCCGAATCGTTAAAAATTAATTACCCCGCCATCGTTTACAAACTTGAAGATATCGAAAACAAGTTTGCCGATGACGGGGTTTATTGTTTTAAACGAAAATACTCTATAACGATCATAGACGAGGATCCGGATAGTCAAATAGTCGATAAATTAAACATGTTACCGCTATGTAAATTTAATCGACACTTTGTATCCGATAATCTCAATCATGACGTTTTTTCATTATTCTATTAAAAAATAAAGGAGGGCATGATTTATGCCAAGAATTATATGGGATAAAATCGGCGAACGTTTATACGAAACCGGTGTTAGAAATGGTGTACTTTATCCACAAGTCAACGGTATATATCCAAAAGGTGTTGCGTGGAACGGTTTAACAGCTTTAAATGAGAGTCCAAAAGGTGCTGAATCGAACAAAAAATATGCTGATGACGGGGTTTATCTTAACTTATTTTCAGTTGAGGAACTTGAAGGCTCGATTGAAGCATACACATATCCTGATGAATTTTCTAAATGCGACGGTAGTGATGATCTTGCAGTTGGGGTATCTATAGGACAACAATCAAGACAACCTTTCGGTCTTTCTTATAGAACTGTTATCGGTAATGACACTGAGGGCGATGATTACGGATATAAATTACACCTTATATATGGAGCTATGGCGTCGCCATCGGAAAAAGGATATGAAACAATTAATGATAGTCCGGACGCCATAACTTTATCATGGGATTTCACAACAACACCAGTTCAGGTTACTGGTAAAAAACCTACGGCCAGTCTAATAATAGACTCAACAAAAGTTGACCCTGCAAAATTAGCAACACTTGAAGATATATTATATGGTACTACAGAAACTGACGCTAGATTACCTTTACCTGATGAAATAGCCGCTTTGTTTGCTGAGGATGCACCTGGAGCTATAACAGTAACCGTCTCTCCTGATGATAACAATATTGATGTGAATATAGACACTAATATAGTGTTTACATTCAACAATAAGATTGCTCGCGAATCTATAATTGTTATGTCTGATGACGGAGTAATAGTCGAAGGTATAAAATCATTTGATGAGACTGGAAAAATACTAACGTTTAATCCGACTAATGATCTTGCTAACGATTCGGTATATCTGGTCACTATCATCGGAGTTGTAGATATTTACGGACAAGCATTATCTGCATCTGTAATAAACTTCCAAACAGCCATAGCTATCGCGTGATTGATTTAAATAAGAGCTCTCAAAATTTATGAGGGCTCTTATTTTTCTATTATAAAAATCAAAATGGAATATTAAGGAGGGTTTATATGTTAGATAATTTTGTGTCAATGGATTACGTTCTTACGTTTTCTGGAATGATCATCTTAGTAACATTGCTAACTCAATCCACAAAGAGTCTATTCGATGCCATAGGTGATAACAGAACGAAGTGGATCGTATACGGTTATAGTATAATTCTATGCGTTATAGCTGGTTTATGGCAGGGATCATTCTCCACACTAAAAGAAATAGTTGAAATGGTCGTTTTAACGCTAATTAATAGTGTCATAGTATGGTTCACTGCTATGAAAGCATTTGAAACTATTAAGGAAGTGAAAAAATGATTAAGATATGTATTGATCCCGGACACGGTGGTAATGACCGTTATAATAAAGGACCAACTGGTTATATCGAAGCTGATGGAGTTCTAGATATATCATTGAAACTTCGAGATGAACTATTATCAACCGGCTCTTTTGACGTCATGTTAACTAGAGATAAAGATATGACTTTAGGCGTCCGTGAGAGAGGTGTTATGGCTGCTAAATGGGGAGCTGATATGTTTATATCAGAACACTCAAACGCTACTGGATGGAAAGTTAATAACACGAAACGTGGAGTAGACGTGTTTTATTCAGTGGATATACCAAGTGATAAAGATTTCGCAAACCGTATGTCTAAAGAAATAGCTGACGTCATGGACACCAATAACAATGGTGGTTATACCTGGGAATCAAAGAATTATCCTGGAGAGGATTATCTAGGAGTAATAGACGCGGCTCAAGATGGCGGTGTTCCGCACGTGTTATTAATCGAGAACGGGTTTCATGACAATCCAGACGACGAAGCGATATTAAAAGATGAGTTCGATCGTCACCTGATCGCTAAGACTCAGGCTAAAATAATATGTGACTTCTACGGAGTTAAATATCCAGTGGAGAAAAATAAAACGACAAGAGAATTAAAAGACTGGGAAAAAAACGTATTTGACGAATGTCTATCAAAAGGCATTATTACCGACCCATCTTGGAAAGAAAGACCTGACGAAAAAATAGACGTTGTTCACGTCCTAGCAATGTTAAATAACTTATATAACAGACTCATAAATTCGAAATAGTGTATAAACCGAAAGGAGATTAATTATGTTAAAAAAAACAATATCTTATACTGATTATGACGGAAATCTAAGAACCGAGGACTTCTACTTCAATCTAACAAAAGCTGAGGTAACCGAAATGGAATTATCAGCTGAGGGTGGATTATCTAAGATGTTAGAGAAAATTGTAGCATCTCAAGATTCTAAAAGAATCATGGAAATATTCAAAGATATAATTCTCAAAGCTTACGGCGAAAAATCACCAGACGGAAAAAGATTCATTAAAAATCAGGAATTACGTGAAGGGTTTGCTCAAACAGAAGCGTACAGTGAGTTGTTTATGGAACTGGCAACAAACACCGATGCCGCGTCATCGTTTATTAATGGTATAGTACCATCTGTAAAATAATATAGAAAAGGAGATCAGAGGATGTTGAAAATTATAATACCTCCCATAGAAAGTTATGACGAAGAAAATAACGAATTCATATATTCGAAAGAACAAGTTCTTGAATTAGAACATTCTCTGATCGCCATTTCAAAATGGGAGTCAAAATGGCGTAAGCCTTTCTTAAGTAGTGAAAAAAATTCACAAGAAACAATTGATTATATAAAATGTATGACTTTAAATAAAGTCTCGGACATCATTTATGGATGTCTGTCCAACGATAATTTAGAAGAAATAAATGATTATATAAACGAACCTATGACAGCTACAACAATTAATCACACAAACACCAAAGGTGGTAGACGTGAGATAATAACTTCAGAATTAATATATTATTGGATGATAGCTCTGTCAATACCATTTGAATGTCAAAAATGGCATTTGAATAAATTACTAACATTGATACAAGTATGTAACATAAAAAACAGCCCTCCTAAGAAAATGAGCCGAAGAGAAGTAATGCAAAGAAACAAAGCTATTAATGAGGCTCGAAGAATTAAGATGAAAACTGGAGGGTAATTACATGATTAAGATAAATCACAAAGGATCTTTCAAAAATACTGAAAATTTTCTTAAAAAAAACATTACTACGAAACAACTACTTATATTGGAAAAGTATGCTCAAGAAGGCGTTGAAGCTCTGGCTTCAGCCACCCCCGTTGATACTGGAGAAACAGCGTCTTCTTGGGGATATCAAATAATTTTTACTAATAAAGGAATCAAATTAACATTTACAAATTCGAATATTGTTAACGGCGTACCAATCGCCATAATACTTCAATACGGACACGCGACTAGACATGGCGGTTATGTAGAGGGTATTGATTATATCAACCCTGCATTAAAACCTATATTCGATAAGATATCTAAATCGTTGTGGGAGGAGGTAACCAAATGAGTGTTGATAATAGAGTCGTACAAATGGAATTCGATAATAAAAAATTTGAATCGAACGCTAAAGAATCTATAGGTACTATAGATCGTTTGAAGAAAAGTTTAAATTTTGAAGATTCAGTCAATAGTTTATCGAATCTGGAGAAAGCTAGTAATAAATTTTCATTGGATGGTATGGGTCGAGGCATAGATATGATATCTAATCGATTCACAACAATGGGATTTATAGGTATGACTACTATACAGAACCTAACAAATTCTGCCATAAATGCTGGTAAACAATTCGTAAAGTCGCTGACAATCGATCCGGTTAAAACGGGTCTAGATGAATACGAAACAAAAATGAACGCCATAACAACGATAATGACTAATACGGCTAGCAAAGGTACAACTCTTGAAGAAGTAAATAAAACGTTAGAAGATTTAAATCTGTATGCAGACCAAACAATTTACAATTTCGCCGAAATGACAAGAAATATAGGTACATTTACTGCGGCTGGAATTGGATTAGAAGATTCAGCAACAGCAATAAAAGGTATAGCCAATTTAGCAGCTGGATCCGGATCAACATCACAACAAGCTTCTACTGCCATGTATCAATTATCTCAAGCTCTTGCTGCTGGTTCAGTTAAACTACAGGATTGGAACTCTGTAGTTAATGCTGGTATGGGCGGTGAGTTATTTCAAAATGCATTAAAAAAAACAGCTAAAGCTATGGGTATAGTTGTTAATGAGTCTGTTCCATTTAGAGAATCATTACAAGACGGTTGGATTACTTCTGAAGTTTTGATAAAAACACTTAACGATTTTGCTGAAGACGAGATGTTATTAAAAGCTGCGACACAAGTAAAAACTTTTACTCAGCTTATTGATACTATGAAAGAATCCGTTCAATCTGGATGGAGTCAAACTTGGGAAAATATAATAGGTGATAAAGATGAAGCGGCTTCGCTTTTTACAGCATTAAATGACGGTTTTGGAGCAGTGGTTGGTAAAGCAGCAGACGCAAGAAACGAAATGTTAAAATTCTGGAAAGAGAATAAAGGTAGAGAATATGTTATAAGAGGTATAGCTAACGTTCTTTTATTTCTAGGACAAGTTATACAACCTATTAAAGATGCTTGGGCTGAAATGTTTCCTCCTATGACCGGTAAACGCTTAGTCGAGTTATCTAAAAAATTTATGGAATTCGCAAGTAAACTTAAAATAGGGGAATCGACTGTTGAAAATATAAAAAGAACATTCCGAGGATTGTTCGCTGTACTAGATATCGGCAGACAAGTATTTTTAGCATTGGGTTCTGGACTTAACTCTGTAGTTAAATATTTATTTCCTGCTGCTGGAGGTTTTTTATCATTTACCGGTTCGATCGGCGATTATGTTGTATCTCTAAATGAAGCTATAAAATCGTCAAATATATTCAATGTTGTAATTTCTAAAATCGGTAATTTCATGAAACCAATAGCTGACGGTGTGAAAAAATCAGTGACACTAATCATCGACGCTTTTAAATCTTTTGGAAGTGCAGATCTAAGTGGTTTAGATTCATTTTCAGATCGTGTTAAAGCTAGATTAGAACCGTTTAGTAAATTAGCAGATATAGCTAAAACAGCAGTTAACAAAATTACCGGGCTAATTAAAAAAGTAGCACCTGTGTTTTATAAATTAGCGAGTATTGTAGGTGACGCTTTCGAAAAAACAAGAAAAAACATACTCAAATCGTTAGACGGTGTTGAATTTAATTCTGTTTTCGATCTTTTGAATAGCGGGCTTCTTGTCGCGTTAGCCGTAGGTATAAATAAATTGGCAAAATCATTAGGTGAAATGACCGTTAAAGTAAAAATATTATTTGGGTCAGGTGGTTTTTTAGATAGTATAACTAATGTTCTAAATAGTGTTAGACATAGTTTAGAAGCTTTTCAAGGTAACCTTAGAGCTAAAACTTTATTAACCATAGCAACGGCTATCGCAATCCTTGCTGCCTCGTTGACCGTGTTATCTTTAATTAATTCTGAAAAATTAACTGTCGCATTAACGGCAATGTCTGCTTTATTTATTGAATTATTTGCGGGTATTAGCATATTTACAAAATTAATGGGTGACGGCAAAGCATTCAAATCAATACGTAAACTTATCGCAGCT